GGACATGGCCATTCGCGGGATCTCGTGGCTCACAGGGATCGCTCAATCCAAGATTGTTCAGGCGATTGCGGGTCGGATTCGGCTGAGCCCGGAAGAACGACAGGGTATCTCCACGAGCAAAGCGTTTGTACGAGATCGAACACGGATGATGTGCGGCGGAATGCTGACACCGGAAGATGTTCGAAAGGAGGCGGTTGCTTTGCAGAAGGGCAACGGCCTGTCACTGGTGATTGTGGACTACCTGCAGCTGATGCGAGGCACAGCCAAGAGCTACGCGACGCGCGAGCGGGAAGTTGCAGAGGTCTCTCGGTCACTTCGATCGCTCTCGCTCGATCTCAACGTACCCGTGATTGCGCTCTCGCAATTGAGTCGGCAGGCCAACACGCGCAACGAACCACTGCTTACCGATCTACGCGAGAGCGGCTCGCTTGAGCAGGATGCATCTGCGGTTCTTTTCCTGTCACAGGTCAAAGATGAACGCACCAAACACATCGCGCCCGACCGGGTCAAGATTGCCATTGCCAAGAATCGGTTTGGCCCCAAGGGCGATCGCGTCGTGAGGTTCTTGGGCGCCTCCGGTCGGTTCGAAGACCTGGAGGTTCCGGACGATCCAGCGCCCGGCAACGCATGGCCCAGCGAGCCGGGAGACCCCGAATGACCCCCGATGAATTCCGCGCCATTCGTGAGCAGCGCTACGTCAAACCCATGGTCATGGCCGATGCGATCGGCGTGACCGAGGAAACGGTGCGAGCGTACGAGCGCGGCAAGTTTCCGGTTCCTGAGCGCATTGTAAACCGACTGCTGCACGGCGTTGGCGAGCCATGCCCTCAATGCAAGCGAACCATCGTGACCGCTTGGTTCGATGGACTTTGCGGCGGTTGTAGCGCGCTCATTTTGCCGGAGGGTGCACGATGACCTCCGCGAAGAAAAAGCGCCGCCCGGATTGGTCCGGTCGCTATGCTGTCGAGCGTGACGGTTGCCCAATCGCCACGGTCACGCTTTCTCGTGAATGGACTTCTGCGGGGCCAAAGCACAGCGTCACGATCAATGAGGGTTCGCGTGAAACGTTCACCGATCCCGGCTACGCGATGAACTGGGCACTGCGTCGCATTGCGCCTGGCGAGCCGGTTTGGCCTTGGTATCCGGGCTGTGACCCGAAAGGGTACCGATTGCATGCCGAGGGGAAAGCCCCCTGGGAACCCATGGTCCAAGAGCAGGAGGTCGCGCATGTTCGCTGACCCCGCCATGCCGTTCTTCCCCCACGGTCCCCAGTACGACGGTCTCAAGCGCATCTGGGCGAAGTACCGGCTACCCACGGCCCGGGGAACCGCACCAACCGCCTCCGTGGGGCAAGAACTCGACCCGGGACGGGGGTCAGTGCCGCCCATGGCCAATGAGGGCCGTAGCGGGGCGATTGGGCCAGTTCCCGAGCCAGTTGACGAAACGCGAAAGTGGGGCCGATCGTGATCGTCACCGCCCCCACCCTGCCCGTGACTCCCCAGGTCACCGCGTTTGTGTACGAACTGTTTACCTATCACTTATCGGAAGCTCGAGCCGAGACGTCCACGCAACGGTCGCTGCCCTCCACAGCCCTACCCGCGATCTTCGCGGCGGAACTCGGTTGCGTCGGTTCGGGCAACGACGGCACCAAGCCTGTCATTGGGCTGGTCAACGACCCCGAGCCACGCCGGTGCATCGAACGCGATCCGTTGGGCCATCGGCGCTACCAGAGCCTTACGGGACGCGATTTGCAGACGGCGGACGCGGTGTACTTCGACGGCAAGGGCGTCGTGATGGCCAACGTTGAATTCGATCGGCGGATGATCTCGTGCACGCTGTATCAGCGCGTGGCGTTTCACGTGGCCGCACACACAGAGCCGAAACGCTACCAGCGCTGGTGCGGCAAGATCGCAGCAAGGGACTCAGCACCGGCGCTGATCGACTCCGAGGCCTTCGGGAGCGAGTGCCTCACCAGTGCGGCGAAGGCGTGGTTTATGGTAACGTGAGCGAGGTTTGAAGATGGGTAGCGGGGTACGAAAATCCACCGCCCCACGCAACGCAGTAAGGGGTGACTACGCCCGACACGTCGCAGGACGGGCCGTCGGCAAAGTTGCAAAGTCACACGGATCACCGGACCGGCCATCCCGTAATCCGCCCATCTTCGAACTGACTACGCGCCCAATCGTCACGAGACTTGACAATCGAATCGTGACAATTCCAAGATCCTGGCGACCACGTGCGTCCAGCGGATGCGCAAAGCCTGCTTGATGCAGGCGCGCTCGCGAAGGCCCTCGGGATCCATCTACGCAAAGCCTATCGCTGGCTCTCAGCGTGGGACGCGCTTGGGATCCCGGGCATTCACCGAGTTCGAGCCAGGGGCAGTGCCGGATTCCGGTACGCCATCGAGCCGTGGTTCGTCGACGAATGGCGTGCGTGCAGGATCCCGGCCCCGCGGTTGACATAACCGACACGGTGTAGCTCAACGGCAGAGCGCGGGACTGGTGACTTTCCCGAGGTTGCTTGGTTCGACTCCAAGCCCCGTGACCGAGCCTGAGTCACCGAGCTTCCGCGGCCCCACGCGGCGCCTAAGGTGACACGGGCTCTTTGATCACTCCCGCCCGCTGATCTGAAAGCGGTGCCCCGACATCGCCCGCGGTGAATGCGTGGCGGGACCTAGACGATGCAACATGACACGCTCCCACCGCCCGATCCCGAAACGTGGCAATCGACCGAGCCCGTGGACCGGTGGACGGCCAACACGCGCGGGTTCGAGCATGTGCCAGACACGGTGCCAGACTTCGACGCGTTGACCGAGAAGGCACAGCAAGCCCAGGTCGCGGCAGTATCCGCCGACACCGAGCCGACTCACGACGATCTCGATCACGGCACGGGGCTGGACCCAGAGGAGCGGTTCTGGCTGCAGTTTGACGCGTGGCAGCAGCAGAGCGCGGGGTAATTCGCGATTCGCGAATGACGAAAACGGGTGACCAGAGAATGACTGCGGTTGCGAAAAAGCCTGCAGGGAAGGGCACTGACCGGATCAGGTAGTCATCTGGTACGAGCCCATCGCCGGGGCACCCCCTTCCCTTAGCACATGGGTCAAGTTGTCCAAGGGCGGCGTTGCTTTTCGTGGATTCGCCAATCCCGTGGCTTCATGCGGGCTAGCTTGAATAGATCTTGTTCTTCAAGCGGACGCGTTGATCGGATCTCTTTCAGCGCTTTGATGATTCGCAGTAGGTCATCACAGGGCGTGAACCATTCACCACGCAGGTGAAACCGGCGAAACCGCCAATGCAGCATCTTTTCGGCTTTGCGGCCACCGGGACACCAAGCCAAGCATTGCAGCGCATGCGGGTGAGACGTCTGTAACTCTTTCAGTCTTGTCCCAACGTGAAACGCGATTCCGATCTTGATCGGACCGTTGTCAGACTGAATGAAGTAGACCTTGCGCCTCTTTCCGGCTCTCTCTGTTTTTTGGGCGAGCCTTTCCGCGCGCTCTTCTCGGTATGCAATCAAGCATCCGCTGCACCAATCGATGAGCTTCGAGCTGACCTCCCCACGAACTCTGAATGGTTCGAGCTCGATCTTAGCCCCGCACTTGGTGCAGTGTTTTCCCTGAACTAAAGTATCCATGCTGGCGGGCTCCATTCCCGCTAGTCATGGGCCCGGCTGTTAGCAGCAGCGCGGGCCCACGTTATAAGCAAAGTTTAGCTTTTGGGGCTGGTTGAGCTAGCCAAACTGGCAGGCAGTCTCAAACAGATCTTGTCAAGTGAAATCTAGCAAAATCGACAAGGCTTCGAAGGAATCCAGAGATTCCGTACCCTCTAAAAAAGAGCTTGCGGCGGAATGGGTGGAGATTACCGCGCTCAAGCCGTGGGATCGCAACCCGCGGCGCAACGATGACACGCATATTCAGCGGGTAGTCGAGAGCATCAAGCGCTTCGGGTTTGCTGCGCCGATCCTTGCTCGTCGTGAAGACGGCGAAGTGATCGCGGGGCACACGCGGCTCAAGGCTGCCGAGATGCTCGGGATGACTCGCGTGCCGGTACGGTTCCTGGACCTGGATCCAGCCGATGCGCACCTGCTCGCGCTTGCGGACAATCGCTTGAACGAGCTTGGCTCTTGGGACAACGAGCAGCTCATTGCGCTACTCGGTGACCTACGACAGCAGGGCACGGACGTCGCGCTCGTAGCCGGTTGGCACGATACCGAGATTGATGCGTTGCTCAACACGACAGCAGAAGCGATCGCGCCGGAAGGGTTCAAGTCCTTCGATGAGTCGATCGAGACCGAGCACAAGTGCCCCAAGTGCGGGTATGAATGGTCGTAAAGCGTAAGCAGGCACCAGCGAAGCCGCCTTACCGCGTGCCGAGCATGGCCGAGATCCGGGCCCTGCCGTGGAACGGTTTCAAGGTCGTAAGCACGTTCTCTGGTGGCGGCGGGTCTTGCCTTGGCTACCGCATGGCCGGCTTCAAGGTGGTCTGGGCGAATGAGTTTATCCCCGCAGCGCGTGAGACCTACCAAGCGAACTTCGAAAGCACGATTCTTGATCCGCGGGATATCCGAAAGATCCAGCCCGAGGACATTCTCAAGGCTACCAAGCTCAAGGTCGGTGAGATTGACTTGCTCGATGGCTCCCCGCCGTGTGCGTCATTCTCGATGGCCGGGAGCCGGGCCAAAGCGTGGGGGAAGGTCAAGCAGTACAGCGACACGACGCAACGAAGCGATGATCTGTTTTTCGAGTTCGCCAGGATCCTGC